CCAAGGACGATGGTCTTGTTGTCAGGTACAGTCAGACCTTCTGCAAACGGGATTGCCGCTGTGCAAGTCTGTGTGCCGTCCTTCAGGATGCAAGTGGACAGGCCAGTCGCAAAGCCATCAAGTTCTGTATCAAACTTGGATGCAAGGATTTTTACGCCATTGTCACGATCTGTCGTGCAATCAAATGTGCGTGAAAACGTACCGCCGGAAAATGCCATTAGATTGGCCCCCCTGGTGCAAATGTATAGTGAGCGCTAATAAAGCTGATGGTTTGCGTGCTGGTTGCGACTTTGATCCGCAATGCACTGGAGTATCCTAGTCGGTTGACCGCCTTGCGCCGCTTGGTAACGCCAGCGCCCGTTGTGTCTGCCCAGAAAAAATCGTCCCAAGTGGCTGTATCCCACGCCGCTAGATTCGACTGGAATGTCACAGGCGACACATCAATGGCTGCAACGGGTGACTGATCGACGCCTACGCCAAAGCTGAACACTATGTCGGTTTCGCCTTCCAGCATTGGCTGCACGCTGCTGAAGCGTTTCACTCCACCTCTGTCGCCAAAATAGTTGTAGGCCGTAGCCAGATCACCAACAATGTTTTCGCCATTATCAGCATCACCAGTCACCTTAAATACAACGCCGGATGCGCTGCCAAAAAATGTATCGCCGTTAAACTGGCCCCAGACATGGGCTGGCAGATTCTCAAAAATGCACCATGCCCTGATGATCGGGTTGAACACATGCTGATTGAACGGATCAGGCTCACCAGTTGGGTAGTTGAAATACACCTTGTCGCCATCTGGGCTGACAAATATCTGCCAGCCGGTTGATGAGCCAGTGGCCTTGACCTGGCCAATGACGGTGCCGCGTATTTTCTCTGAAATGGCTGCTGCCTTGTTGCCAACAATGTCCTGCCGCACCACTTGGCTCAAAGGCAGATAGCCCTCTTTGGTCATCACGATGACATCGCCGCCCAGCTTGGCAATGGCGCGTTTTTCATTGATTGGCTCTGCAATGCGAAACGTACCAACCAGGCTGAAATCACTGGCGGGGTTTGATCCTGAATACAGCAGCACCTCGCCTGATGTCATTATAATGCACAGAAGGTCGTCAACGCCCTCACCGCCATCAATGGTGAGCGTGTTAATCATAATGATGTTGCCGCCAAATGTGCCGACCAGACCAACAGGGAACTTGGTGAAATTTCCTTGGAAGGTGTCCACAGTGGCGCTGTGATAAAAGTTCTGGCTGTCGCCGGTCCAGTAATAAACACGGTTCTTGTGCGCGTGAACGCCGGTCAGCGTGTTCGCGTTAACGCTATCAGACAGCGTGATTGACAGATCGCTGGCGCTTGACCCGTCCCACGCAAAAGGCACGTTTGCCCCTGACGGCACAAAGATGGAGTTGTTGTTGAACTCAATGCTTTCTGCCCTGCCGTTGGCAAGGCCGGTCTTTTTGCTGACGGCTGACCCCGTATCAATCTGGTACAGCGTGCCGTTGCTACCGATTGCCAAAAGCTGCCGGTTTGCGCCAGCATTGTGTTCCACCAGTGTTTCAACATTGCCGGTGCCGATCCCTGTGCAAAAACTGGTGTAGCCATCGCGCAGGGTGACTTTCTCCACAGTCGGGAAAAAGTTGGACATGATCAGCGCATCTGTTGGTGCCATTGCATCAATGCTGTCACGGCTGTTGAGGCCGCCCACAGGGGCTGGCACGCTGACCGCCTTGACGCGGTAGCCTCGTGATGTCGGCAGTGCTTGCAGCATCAGACGGCCCCGTATCCACTATCAGGCAGATTGTAAGAGTATGGGCTGACCAGCAGGCGTCTGGCATCATCCAGACTGATGACCGGCGCACCGCCTGCACGGCTGATGGCTTGGCGCAGTTCAAGCTGGTACTGCCTGAAATCCTCATCATATGTCAGGCCGTGATTCTGCTTGAACCGCCAGGTGACGCCCATCTCAATCAGTGTCTCATCAAGAATGCCGACATCAGTATCTGCTGCCATAGCGGCCTGTGAGGTGCCGCCACTGCTTTGATTCCAGTGACTGCTGACATACTCAAACCCAATAGATTCGGCTGATGTTGGTGTGGGGGTGATGTCAAACTTTAGGACATTGCTTGATGGCTTGAAACGGAACTTTTGCGTGATGCCAGCAGATGCAGTGCCGTGCCTGTCTTTCTGAAATTGTTGCGGCGTGATAGGCCCGACCATTTGATCCAGATCGGTGCGGTTGTACATGGTGCTGCCAACAGAACGATCATAGTCAGTCGGCAGATCATAACTCTGTGTGCCATTGACCGTATTGAAGGTGTGTTCCTTGGTCAAAATGGGCCAGTTGTTTGACCGCATCAGTTGCTTGCCCTCACGGTTTATGAAGGCAAATAGCTGACGTGCAATGGGGTCTGTGTTGCCGACAACGGTTGACGGACGTTCAAACCCCGTGAAGTCAGCTACGTTCTGCGCTATCGTCAGCAGGCTCATGTGTCACCTCTTCTGCCAAGGTCTGGGCCGCTACAGCCACCTCAACCACTAGGTCGTCTTTTTGCTTTGTCGCTTCGACTTGCAGCGTGGCAATCTTGGCAAGTTCGACATAAGGCTCACCAATACCGCGCAGCGTTGTCTCTTCTGCTGCTGCCAGTGCTTCAATCGTTTCAATGTCGTGCAATTCAAGTTCAGTCCGGCGTGGCTCTGTCATGCCTGGCAGTTCTGCTAGGCCGGTGCCTTTGGTGCGCGGCTTTTTCTTTTTGCCCTTGTACGCCTTCCATTCGGCAGGAAAGCGCTGCAAATCTTCTGGCCGCGCTGGTCCTTCCCAGATGTCCCGCACGCCTGCAATTTCAATCCGGCAAAAGTCACGCTTTTGGCCGTTAAGTTCTCGCTCGAAAAAGATGCCCTTTTCGCTCATATCAATCCTCCCGATTGCATAGAAAAAGGGGGCGAGTTGCCCCGCCCCCGTGGTTTTACATTGGGAAATCGCAGATGATTTCCTTGTCGCTGATGTCGCCAGCAATGGCACAGACGTTATCTGTTACATCTGCTGAAACATCTAGCTTGCCGTCTGCTGAACCAGTTGGCGTCAGCGGATCACCGTCAGCGCCTGCTGTCAGGGCTGCGTTCATGGTCGCCATGCCCTTGATCTGCACCCAGCAATACTGGCCGTCAGTCGGCGCTGATTGCAGAATGCCTGCACCGATCTCAATAGAGTCGGACAGATCAGACGTCACCTTGAACAACTTGTAGCCATCTAAGGTGTAGTAATATGCGGCGTTACCGCTGACTGCTGCCACGCTTCCACTGCCAGTGTCATACTGGACATATTTGTAGATGCGTGTGCCGCTGGTGTCGTCAACGATGGCACCAAGCTGACCCAACTGAAATTCAGGAGTGTCAGCGACTGCTGTGGGGTCAATCCCCATTACTGCTGCAATAGTCATTACAGTTCCCCTTCCTTTAAGTGTGGATCACGCCTTGGAGAGCGCGGTTTGAACAAGTCAGATTTCCTGACCAGAACATTGGCGTCACCATTGCGTCTTGGTTAACGGACATTTTTGCTTCACCTGGAACAAAGTCACGGGATGCAGCAACTTCCAGACGCAGATAGTCTGTGTTCAGGAAATACATCCGGTCAGTGTTACAAGATGAATCAAACACCACATCGCTGTTCAGATACTGGACACTGGTGAAACCAGAGTTTGCCAGATCGTCACTGGTGATGCGCTGGATGGCCTGAAGGCTACCCAGAAACGCCTTGTAGGCATTGGTGCCAGCCATCACTAGGTCAGGGCTGTCAGCGCCACGAACCAGTTGCAGATAGATGTTGTTCATATCTGCTTGGACGTTTGTGGTGCTGAACGCGCTTGACGTTGCAGTGGTCTGGACGTTTTGCCAGAAGGTGTAAGTGCTTGAATTGATGCCACCCACTGTGCCGGTGCCTGCATCAGCCACAATTAGCTGAAGGCCACCAATCTCTTTGCCAGATGTGCCAGTGCCATCCGAATAGATCGATGTGGACAGGCTGTTCATCATCGACTTTTCAAGCACGTTGATGCGTGCCTCAAGCAGATTGATGATGGCCTCTGTGCCAGAGTTTTTGACTTGCTCTAGGCCAGAGATGGTGACGTTACCGGCAAGCTGCTTATAGTCAAAGACGGCAGCAGACAGAACGTCTGATGGTGAGACATCGAGTGTCTCATAGCCTGAATAGAACTGCACAGTTCCATTGTCGGCATACTCAAGTTCACGGACAATATCGCGTCCTGTTACAGACGTTTGATTGCCATTCTCGCGCAAGCGCCGCAACAGTGCGTTGTGGTTGCTCACGTTATCTGAAAGCGTCCGGCTCCTGTTTCGCAGGGTAGTCGTGACGATTTCTGAAAGATTAGGACTAGCCATTTACTAGCTCCTTCCATTCTCCAGTTGTCGGATTGACGCATTGATTGTGTCACGAATAGACGCATTGGCTGGTAGCGCTGGCGCGGCTGGTGTTGCACTGCCTCTGACTTTTGACCTTGCTGCTTTTTTCGCTTTTTTGACCGCCTCTGTTTTCACACTGTCTTGCGACTGTGCTGCGGCCATTGCCTTGACTTGCTCTTGACGCAGTTCTGGATCGGCATAGACCGCCATCTCATACGCGCTGTTCAAGTCTTTGGCATTCTCAGAACTGATTAGCGTTCCCATCACGCCGCGCACTCTTTCAAAGTGCGGGTGCTTTGGATTGCCGTTTGCATCAGTTTCTGCTGCGAATTGGTCAATCAGTGACTGCGTGCTGGCCTGTACCTGGCTCTGCTGCTGTGTCTGTTGATTCTGTATAAAGCCAGTTAGCTGGGCAACTTGTTGCTGCAACTGCTTTACTTGCGGGTCTGCATATTCATCCTCAAGTGCTGGGTCGTTGCCGACTGCACCCACATCCACGCCATACTGGTTTGCAAGCCAGTTGATAGCGTTTTGAGGGTCTTTTCGCAGATAGTCATGGGCGGCAAGCAGTTGTCTGACCGCTGCCACCTCATCCATACCAGCACGCTCAAAGTCTGCTTTGTGCGGCTGCATGATTTCATCAAACGCTTCCTGTCGCTTGCGATATTGCGCCAAGGCTTGCGTTTTCTTTGTGTAGTCGCCTTCAAGGTCTTTATAGCGCTCCATGAACATATGCTGTGCAGCAGGCTCTAGCGCTTCAAACTTTCCGGCAAAATCTTTTGGCCAATGGTTAGGCGCGGCCAGCGCCTCTAGTTCAGCGGGTTCATCTTCTTCAGCTTCCGCTTCATCCGGCTCATCAACCTCTGCATCCGGCTCATCAGGCTGTTCATCTGGCTCTGGAGCCTCTGGTAGCGTGTCAACTTCTTCTGCTGGCTGCGCCTCTTCGGCTTCACCTTCAAATGACTGGAGTGTTTTTGCCAGTGTTTCGGCTACGGTTTCGGGCCTTGCTGGCTCCGCTGCTGGGGTCGTTGCCTCAACTTCAGGAGTGCTATCAAGCTGCATTTGTTCTGTCCTTTAACTAAGTAAGTGGTTTTGCTCGTTGCCGACCTCGACAAAGTTGTTGCGCCGCAGGAACTCGCGGTGCTGTGACCGGCTGGTGATCCAGCCGCGATCCTTCATGTTCTGATAGGGTTCAATGTCCCTCATAATGGAAACGCCGCCCTTGGGGGCGGCGCTTTCTTTGGGGACGATCTTGCCGTCCCGGTATACATATGTGGTCATCGCATCAGCATCCCTGCCGCCATCTGGCGCATCTGTGCATCCATCTTGCGGCGTGGTTTTTGAAAGGTGCCGATGGCCTGCATGATTTCTGGAAATATTTTGTTCATCACGCCAGCTAACGGGCTGTCCAATGCCTCGCGGATGATTTCTTTTTCTTGCTCCGACAACGCCTGAAAGGCTTGGTCAGCGCGATCCATATCTATTTCAATCATGTGAAGTCTCTAGGGTTGCCGAACAGGTTTAGATTTGGTGCAGCTTGGTCAGGCATGGTCATGTTCCGCGTTTGCAGCAGATCGACCAGCGTGCCAGGCGCATAGCCGTAGGGCTGAAACAGGTTGCCTGCGCCGCCATAGAGGTAATACGGGTTCCGCAGATAATTGATTGCCAAATCGTCAATCTGTTCTGGCGTGGTCGTGCCAGGGTCAACCGGCGCTGGTGCCATTTGCTGTGCCATCTGGCCACCATCATCAGTGTCCTCACTGGACATTGTGCCGGTGTTGCCACGCACCAGATTCTGGAATGCGCCGGTATAGTTAGGGTCTGGCAATCCGCTGTAAGTGACCATGCCAAAACGGTTCATGTTCAATGTACCAGGGCCAGCCCTTGCGCCAGTGATTGCGCCCGTTTGCGGATCACGCACACCGCCCAGCGCTTGCAACTGCCCTACATTGAATGCAGCCGCATCAGCGGGGTCTGGCTGGTTTGTAAACGCCCCTAAAGGCCCAGCACCTAAAAGCGCACCAATACTCGTACCTGGTGCGGTGCCGCCATAAAGTCCATCATACGCATCAGCAAAAAATCCGCTGCCAGCATCCCTGCGCCCAGCAGCACCAGGCACGCTGTCAAGGATTTCACGATCAATGCCGCTGGCAATGGATTGGTTGGCAGCGTTTTCAATTAGCTGGCGTGCCATTTCAGCGCTGTCATTTACTGGTGGCGGCGCTGCTGAAACGGTGGCTGGTGGTGCTGGCGGGACTTGGGATATATCAAAAAGGTCTTGGCCGCCTGCGTTCAACATTCTTAGGGTGCCGCTAGGGCGTTGGTTTTGTCCTGCAACCGCTGTTGGGGCTGGCGTTGGCGGTGATAGATCGGATCTTCCGCGACCAAACTCAACTTGCGTGGGCGGCGGGATATTCGGTTCATTGTCTTCTGGTGGCAAAATCTGACGCGAGGCATCAATGACATTAGTTGTGCCGCGTACCAAGGGGCGTCCACGCGCATCTGTGCGTGCCGGTGTGGCGCTGGCACGCGCACGGTCTGCTGCGCTATCGCCATCATCACCACCGCTGCTACCGCCATCGCTCTTGTAGCAGATGCGGTTTTCAATTAAGTAACTGCGAACCATCCCTTGCCCCTAGATATACGGTTTGCGCGTCCCAGGACGCCCTTGCCAAATATTGATCGCAGATGATCGCGGCCTTCTCTTACCATCTGCCGCACGCCGCCATAGGGCGCGAGAAAATCAATCAGCCACAGGTTTTCACCAGCCTGCCAATCATCTGGCTGCAACAGCCTGGTGCCGTCCCAGTATCCCTGCTGTGCCTCTTCATTCAACATCGCCCAGGTGACAAAGCCGACCGGATTGCCTTCAGCTTCCCAGATGCGGAACTGCTGCAAGGCAATCGGCGGCAGGATCAGGCGGTGAATGTCATCGACGGTGTAATCGCAATATTCATCAGACTGGCCCATCAGCCAGGTGATTTTGCCAACGGCTTCAGTGTTCTTCATCCGTTTGTCACCACTTTGGCAGCATCAATTTCTAGCTTTTGCTGCTTGAATGCTGCGTCTTGTGCTGCCTTCTGCTGATCAAGTTCAAGGCGTGCTACCTTCACTTGTGCGTCTGCTGCTGCCTGCTGTGTCTGCGCCTGCACCTTGGCGGCTTCAACCTCCACCAGCTTGTCTGTCGGGCTTGGGCCTGCCTGCGGTGCCTGGATGCTCTCTAGGCTTTCTTCAAGATCGCGTGCGCCAGGGAATGCCCGTGCTGCAAACAGCAGCATCTGCTTTGCCTGGTCAAAGCCGATAGCACCGCTTTGCACCATTGGACCGATGGCTTGCAGGAACTGAACAGAGGCTGTCAGAAACTCTGTGCGGCTGCGCTGCTCTGATGCGCTGTCCATTGCACCAGATTCTTCAGTATCGACAGAGATACGGTAAGAGCGCAGGCGCTCATCACGCATGACTGCGACGGCCTCTGGCGGGATATTGATGCCGGTGATGCGCGAGAGCAGTGACGGCTCAAGGTTTTCAACCATCAATTCGGCTTTTAGTTCCATGATCTGGTCTAGGAACTGCTCAACCCGCCGCTGCCGGTTGACAAGGCGCATGGCCCCGAACTGGCCCTTGATGCGCTGGGCTGTGGCTGTCTCACGGCTAGCCGACTGGCCGCGCATGATATCGCTGATGCCGGTGATCTCGTATATCGTCTGCACCACAATCTGGCGCGACTGATAAAGCTGTGCCAGCGCCTTGATCAGATTGTCCAGCGGTGCTTCCTGCATGACGTTGGCCAGACCGCCACCGGCTTGCAGCATGGCCATATTGTCCACCGGCACAAACTCATTGTCTGATGCGTCAGCCAGGCGCTGCAATTCTTGGAATGATGCGTCATACACACCGCGCCTTTTGAGCGCGTCAGTCAGGCTGGCAATCCGCTGTGTGATCAGATCAAGTTCAAATAGCTGGTCTTCATATGTCAGGATTTCAGGCACAGGCAGCGTGGTATCTGTCGTGCTGATGGCATATAGCGGCTCTGGCATTGGCCAGAAGCCTTCCAGATTATACGGGTCTTCAAATTCCTCCAGAATGTCATCAAAGTCAGTCGCTATGAATATCTGTTTCAGGCTGCGCTTGTCCCAGATTTCATAGACTTCAGCCATGTCCGGCATCTGATTGTCGTCATAGCCGCTGTTTGTATCCCCGTGATATGTGAGCGCGATTTGCTCACCCTTGGCCCCGTAGTAATCAACCAGTTCCTGGCGGGTCATCAGATGCCTGAAGGCAATCCAATGCACGTCTTCCCACGATCTGGCTGGTGACATGGTGAAATCAGCCCAATGCACATATTCGCACCTGATTGATTGCTCACCTATATACTCAATCGGATCGCCTTCCATAAACGCGCCCATCGGGTCTGTCTTGACCATGTTCTGGTCAACTTGGTTGCCCTCGCGGTCTACAAAAGACTGACCGATTGGCACCTCGCCCATCTGCCCTGGTGCCACCTCGCCAATACCCATCACATTATTGACTTGCAGCGGGATGCGCTCTGGATCGCCCTCAACCAGCAGCGGCTCGTATACCATTCGCATGACGCCGCGCCCGACAATCAGCATGTCCTCGACCACGCGCCTCACGGCTGCATCAAAGTTGTATACGTCCAGCTGATACTGCAAACCGCGTTGCAGCACGGTTGAGATGATGCGCCCGATGGGGTCTTGGTCCTTAAAACGGCGTGTGACACGCGGCTTTGGCGTCTTGAAATAGAGGCTGGATTTCAGCGTATCCACATTGGAATAGAAGATGTTCATCCGCGTTTCGCGTGTGGTGCGCTCCGGCGTGTCATCCCGATAGCGGTCTATAATGTCAAAGCAGCGATCATGCCATGTTTCTTCAAACTTACGCGCACGCCTGATCTGATCATTCCAATACGCCGCACGATCAGCCTTTTTGGTAGGCTCACGGTCATATGTATAGGATTCAGCCATCTACAATCTCCAGCCTTGCGGCTTGGTCGCGTTCTCCAGCCCAGCCATCATTTCTTCAATGGTGGGTGGACGCCACGGGTCTTCATCTATTTCTGGCGCTCTGCGCTGCCACGGACGCGCCATGCAGGCATAACGGATGTCGTCAGCCGCGTGGTCTTCCTGCGTCGTGTCAATGTCTTCCAGCCGGTGCTTGTCGTGCGTAAGAACCGGCAGCGTTCTGATGGTGTCAGTACACTCGCTTGAAACATAAAGCATTGGGATACCATCATCACCTATCAGCCGCTGGCGCACCTGATCCCAGCCATTGATCCGGCTATTATCTGCACGCCGGAACTTGACGCCCATTTTGCTCAGACGTTCACCAATCGACGGGCCGCCATCAAATTTCCATATGCTTGGATCACCCACACTAAAATCAATGCGTTCATGGCGCTCACGGCTGCGAATACCGGCCCCGACCTCTTCTGCGGTCATACGCAGGCCAACATTTGGACGCCCTGATGACCCATACCACTCGCGGTATCTGATCAATGCGCCGTCAGGATATTCATCGTGATCGTCTGCGACAGCCCACCACCCAACGGAGAAAGGTGATGCGCTGCCCCAGTCAAATGACCTGAACTTTGTCCAGTGTTCAGGAATATCAAACGGCCTGATCACATGCAGATCGCGTTTCCAGACATCGCCAAAGAAGCTGCCAACAACCAAATCCCAGTCGCCTTCACGCAGGGCGCGGCCCAACTCTTCAGGCAAGGCGCTAAAACTAGAGGCATATGACGGGTCAATATATTTGTTGTCAGCCATCTTGGCCGGTATGTACATCGTCAACCAGCCCTTGTCGGACGGGTTGTTCGGATCACGCATGGTGTGATCGTAGAAGTAACTCTCAGCCGGTGCAGGATCGATATAGAGCGCTTTTAAGAAATTATGGCTCTGACCGCCTGGGTTGGCCGTCATTACC